TTTATCCATTCATTTTGATATCTAAGAAAAGATATATTGGTGATAAATATGAATGGGAATCAGATGTTGATAATAAGAAATTTAAAAGAACATCAATGGGAATTGTAATGAAACGGCGAGATAATTCACCAATTGTTAAATATGTTTTTGGTAATATTATTGAAAAGATTATGGTTGATAAAGATTTTGAAGGAGCATTAGAATGGTTAGATAAAACACTGAACGATATTATAAATGGTGAATTCCATGAAAATTATTTCATTATAAGTAAAACATTAAATTCATATTATAAAAGTCCAAAAAGTATTTCTCACAAAGTATTGGCTGATAGAATTGGTGAAAGAGATCCGGGTAGTAGACCCAAAGCAAATGATAGAATTCCATTTATGTATAAAGAAATTGTAGAAGTTGAACCAAATGGATTTGAAACAATTATTGAAGAAGAACAAATTGGTTATTATAAAACTGGTAAGCGTGCCGGAGAACCTAAATATAAAAAAGTGAAAAAACAAGGAAAACCGAAATTTAAGAAAAAGAAAATAATCCCAGGGGATAGAATTGAAACTCCCGAATATATCAAAGAAAATAATATTAAGATCGATTATAAGTATTATATAAGTAATCAAATTATGAATCCAGTTAAACAAGTATTAGACTTGAATACTAAATATTTAGATAGAACAAATGAAATTTTTAAAAATAAAATATAATATTAACGATTCTGATTGGTATGAGCTATAAGTAAGACAGATATGAATGGAACAAATATGTTATTTTAGTTCAATTGTCATATAATATGATTTTTGAAAATCTGGATTTAAGTCAATAACATTCAAAAGTATTATTGAGGTAATATTATTTAATAGTTTATTTCAATAAGTTTATTTTACTCAAAATTTTTTTCTAAGGTATAGTATAAAAATATGGGTGGAGGATTAATGCAACTAGTAGCTTATGGCGCACAGGATATTTACCTAACCGGTAATCCCCAAATTACTTTCTTCAAAGTTGTCTACCGCAGACACACTAACTTTTCCATGGAGTCTATTGAACAGACGTGGAACGGTGACCCGACCACTGGTCGCGCCACTGCTACTATTTCCCGCAATGGTGATTTAGTATACAGACTATACCTACAACAGACTGTCACTGTTTGCACTCCCCCCCCGAAGGTTGCCAACAAGTCATTTAGTTCTGGTAAAGGTGGTTGTAATAGTAGTGGTGGTGGTTGCTGCAACTCGGATTATGGTCCAGTTGTCTACAATCCTGGTCACTTAGTTATCAGACATGTCGAGGTTGAAATCGGTGGCCAGAGAATCGACCACCAGACAGGTGATTGGATGGAAGTATGGGCTCAGCTTACTCAGGAAAATAGTGCTGCTGTCTTAGGTGTTGTTGGCGACAATAGTGGAACTAAGTTCCAGAATATGGCCCGCGGCGGTGGTTGTGTTGTCCTTTCTTCGCAACAGGGCAAACACTCTGTAAGTGAAGCTGTTGCTTGGGGTAGTAGAAAGGATCACGGGCATAAAAAAGCTAGATTCACTAAATATGATGCTTACGTTCCTCTACAGTTCTGGTTCTGCCGTAACCCCGGTCTCGCTCTACCCCTAATCGCCCTCCAGTATCACGAAGTCCGTATCATTCTACAGATTAATACCGACTTTGTCTGTGGTCCCCAATACAATGGATCCAACTGTCAGCCTTCCGCGTGTATTCAGGATAACTCCCTATATGCTGATTACATATATCTTGACACCGACGAGCGTCGTCGTTTCGCCCAGGTCAGTCACGAATACCTAATCGAACAGATTCAGCACCAGAATTTCCGCAGCAACGGTGGTTCCCTCGACTTAAACTTCAATCACCCCGTCAAAGAGTTAATCTGGACTGGTGGTCAGAGTTCGGTTACTGGTCTATTCGGTATCCTACCGGGCGCCTCTGCTGATTACCTTATGCCCGACTTCTATGCTGACTGTGAAACCCCTGGGTTCAATGCCACTTACCAGCTCAAACTTAATGGCCATGATCGCATGTCCCTAAGACCTCTTGAATACTACACCAAACAACAGGTATATGATTACCATACTGGAACTCCAGTTGGTTGTGGAGACTCTTACACTACCTCTTGTGACACCTGTTGCATGGGTGACCTTGACTTCCTCAGAAACAGCTGGGCTGTTAATGCACCCACTGCACGCGGTTCCGGTTCCGGTTCCGATTCCGATTCCGAATCTCACTCAAACCAACCAATGGCGCATCAGCAGGCTGATAAGAAAGATTTCTGGGACAAACAGGCCGAACTCGATGAAGGAAAAGGATCTTTCCCTCAAGCATACTATGCTGTTGGTCCTGGTCAAGCCGCTACTGCGGCCATTGCTGTTTACTCGTTCGCCCTCAAACCCGAGGAACACCAGCCAAGTGGCACTTGCAATTTCTCGAGAATTGACAATGCCCAGCTTGTCATTAACGGATACCCTTCGCAGGGTAAGAGTGGTTCTGGTTGCTGCTGCGACAACTACGATGTCTATGCTGTTAACTACAATGTCCTTCGTATCATGAGTGGTATGGGTGGCCTTGCTTACAGTAATTAAAGACAACGTTATTTATTAAGTAAATCTTATTTCTTTTTTATTTAAAATTATATTTATATAATTATATACTATAATATAATTATATGGGTGGTGGTCTATTACAGTTAATTGCGAGCACAGAATCTCCACAAGATGTATACTTAACAGGTAATCCTGAAATTACTTTTTTTAAAACAGTATTCAGAAGACATACAAATTTTGCAATGGAATCAATTCAATTAAATTGGCAGGGTTCAAATTCATTAAATGGTCGTGTATCTTGTATTATACCATTACTTGGAGATCTACTCGATCAGTTATATTTAAATATGACGATGGAAGTAACATCATCAATTAAAAATGGACAAGAAATTTCACCTATCTATAATCCGACACATACAGTTATAGATACAGTTACATTAAATATAGGTGGAACACAAATTGATAGGCACACTGGTAATTGGTTAGAAATATGGAGCCAATTAACACAAAAAAATAATATAGGAGCAATGGGAAATATTACAACAAATCAAGGAACAAAATATCAAATATTAACAAAAAGTGGAGCAAATATTTATTATTTTGATGAAAGTATAGAACCAACTATAATTGATAGAGATACATTATCAACAACTGTGAAATTTGATGCCTATGTTCCTCTCCAATTTTGGTTTTGTAGAAATACTGGATTAGCATTACCATTGATTGCTTTAAGAGTTCACGAAGTTGAATTAGTTTTACAAATTAATACAGATTGTCTACTAGAAAATTCTACCGATAATAGTGGTATTAATTTATTAAATAATACACTATGGGGAACATATATATTCCTAGATGAAGATGAACGGTCTAGATTTGCAACTTCTTCTCATGAATATTTAATTGAACAATTATCATATAGGGATTTTATAATAAATGGTCAGTCAATTAATTTAAATTATTTAAATCACCCGGTTAAAGAAATAATATGGACTGGTGGAATTAATAGTATTAATGGATTTTTTACTCCATTACCTGGTGGATATTTTGATGATTCATCTCTAAATAAATATAAACCCAATAATATTAGTTATAATATATTACTAAACAATTCAGATAGATTTTTTCCAAGACCATTAGAATATTTCACACAACAACAAATATATGAATATCATACTGGAACACCAATTCAAATATCAGCTGATAGTATAGAAACTGGGTTTAGTATAGGTAAATCATATCAAAATAATATAGCTGTATATTCTTTTGCTTTAAAACCAGAAGATATGCAACCGACTGGAACTTGTAATTTTACTAGAATTGATGACTGTAATTTAGTTATTCATAACTTACAAGATACAACTGATAGAGAAATAAATGTTTTTTCAACAAATTATAATGTAATGCGAATATGTAATGGTATGGCCGGTATTTTATATTCTAATTAATCATCCCATATATTTAATCCAATATTTCTTTGAATAATTCTCTGTTTTAATTTTTCATTTGTATTTTCTAAAATTTTTAATCTTAATAATATTTCTAATAAGATCTCATCCTTATAATTAGATGTATTATTATCATCAGACTCTTTAGACACTACAATTGGTTCAGTATCTATTTTAATATCTTCTATATTTATATTATCTAATAAGTTTTCATATAAACTTGTATCAATTATTTGTTTATTATCAATTATTTGTTTATTATCAATCATCAATTCAATAGTTTTTTCAATTAATAAATCATCTTGACTTAATTCTTTTGGTAGATCAAATGTTATTCTATTCATTAATTATGTAAATATATTATGTAAAATATATAATTATTAATATATATACTTAAAAAAATAAATACATAATATAATAATTATCAATGAATAATGGATTACTTAATTTAGGTAATACATGTTATATGAATTCTATACTTCAATGTATATCACACTTAAATTTTTTAGATACATATAATATAGCTTTAATAGAAGAATGTTCTTTAATTAAAGAAACAAATGATTTTAAATTATTAGAATCATGGTTTAAATTAAATAAATCATTAAAGAATAAAAATGAAAATGGATATGTTAATCCGCGAGATTTTTACGATATGTTTTCTAAAAAGGTAAATGATAGTGAATATTATTTTGAAAATTTTGAGCAACAAGATGCCGCAGAATTTATAACTATATTATTTGATTTATTACATAAATGTTTAGAACATAATATTAGTTTTGATATTTCTGGTAAAATTAAAACAAATTATGATAAAATTGCTGTAGATAGTATAAAATATTGGAAAACTTTTTTTGAAAAAGGTTATTCTATAATAATAAAGCAAACATATTCACAATTATTAAGTGTAACGAATTGTCCAAATTGTGAATATAATACAACTAATCATGATCCAATTCAATATATATCATTACCAATAAAAAAAAACAATATAGATATATATTCATTATTGGATAATTATACAAAAATAGAACAATTAGATAATAATAATAAATGGATTTGCGATAAATGCAAAATGGATGTTAATCCGCGTAAAAGAATAATGTATTGGAAATTATCTGATATATTAATAATTCAGTTAAAATTATATAATAACAATATGAATAAAGTTAATTATAATTTTGATTATCCAGAAGTCCTTGATATGAGTAATTATTGTATTAATTATTATAATGATAATTTAAATTATCAATTATATGGTATAAGTATTCAAGGTGGATCTATGAAAGGTGGTCATTATTATTCTATATGCAAAAGTGATGAAAAATGGTATAGATATAATGATGAAAGTGTAAATGAAATAAGGAAAGAAGATGTTTTTAATAAAATACCGTATTGTTTATTTTATAAAAGAATTTAATTATATCAATGCGAATCTCTGATCCCAAGATGGATTCAACATTTGTGTTAATACTTCAAATAAATTGGGATCCATTGGTATATGTGTATTTTCTTCCCATCGTGCTTTCATAGTATTTAGTTTAGTTTTAATATCCCCATAATATTTACCTGAGTAAAAAAATCCTTGATTATATCCAGTGAACTCAGTTGTCGCCATACCCGATGATATATCTGTAATTGGATAGTATGGTCCGTCGGATGAATTGGAAGCCCCGATACTCCTATTGATATATAATAATGGATCGGGTGGATTTATAAATATTGGATCAATGCCACCAGATGGGCGGTATATGTCTAATAAATCATATAATATTATACCAATCCCCCATATTGCTGGAATGGAGTCACATACGAATCTAATTCCCAATGATACTTCTGGTGGTATATATGAATAGGATTGACCGGCATCACCTGCTCTACCTTGAAGACCCGAACAAAGAGAACCAATATCACCAAATACAATTTTAATATTTCTATCTCCACCATTATATTGACATTTATACAAAATATTATCTAGTTTCATATCTGTATACATATATCCATTTTGTTGAAAACATTTTATAGATTTTAATAATATCTTGATAATATCACCAATTTGTTCAAAATTAATATACCCTTTTAACATATTGAGGTTTCCTTCCATCATATCCATTATTGCTATTTTTGGTACGAGAGGGGAATCTATTATTCTAGCATTAATAATATTACAAAACATTGTAGGTAATCCTGATATTAGTGATATTTCTGGATCTTGAAGATTATTAAATTTTTTAACAGCAATTGAATAATATTTGTCACCCGGAATTCGTGGGCGATTTAGTATACTTTCCCCAGTCAATGTATTATAATAAATAACAACATACTGACCATTATAAATTTCACTATTCTCAATCCAACCAGGTGGTAGTGGAGTAACCGATGAATATTCAAAAACAGATCCAAATGAGCCACTAGTAATATATTTAATTACATTTAGAGTTATTTCAGTATGTGTGAATGGTTCCATATATACAAGGTCAACACCCTTACTTTGTCTTCCAGGGACCGGTGTATTTGTCGGCCAGGTATTAAGTGGTAAGGTATTCATCTCAAGTTTAGGTGCCCATTTGGTATCTGTAACATATATAAAATCTAGATCAACCATCATATTATCAGATGAATTACAAAAAGTTGAAGTTATATTTGCCACTTCATTTGGTTCAAATGGTATTGGTGGATTTTGTTCAATTGGTATGGTATCAGTTAAACCCTCTGGTGACATATTGATTGTTTGTAATTTAGAAGAACCACCATATTTTGTTTTTCTTATTAGTTTCTTTTTTTTCTTATTAGTTTTCTTTTTTTTCTTATTAGTTTTCTTATAATTCTTCTTTTTTTTCTTATAAGTTTTCTTATTAGTCTTATTCTTCTTTTTAACTAACATATCTGAAAACTTATATCTACCACCAACTTGTATATTATTAGGTAATGTCATATATAATATAATAATATATTAATATATTAATATATTAATATATCTTCTTCATTATCAAATGAATTATGTTCATCTATATCACCATTATATGGATCTTTATAATCGCATATAGAAAAAATAAATTCATTAAAGGGATAACTACTATCTTTATAATTATCGAATAAAGGTATACCTGAAGATTTGAAAATACCTTTAAAATTTAAATACATTGAAATAATATCATCATCATTAGTAGATGAAAAATGTTCAAAATAATCAATTAATTTCTCATCAAATTTGTAATCATATTTAGTATGTGGTGTTAAATATTCTGAGTATATAAATAAGTTAAAATATTTATAATATGTTTCATCATCTATAAATCTATCTAAATTTTCATTTGTTTCAATCCAATTGAGTAAAATTTCAGAAATATATTTTAATATAGTTTTGTAATCATAATCAGAATATTTAACTTTTTTTAATAAATATTTTTCTAAATTTATTTTATTATTAGTTTTAACAATTATAAAATCTTTCATTATTTATTTTATTAATATATAAACCCATATTAATAAAATAATATATAAACCTATATTATGAAAATTGCAATTACTGGAAAAATGTGTTCTGGTAAATCATTTATAGCAAATATGATATGTCAATTAGATAATTCCTATAATGTATATTCATATGGTCAAAAAATAAAAGAAATTGCTATTGACCTATTTAATATGAAAACAAAAAATAGGTCATTGATTATCGGTATCGCAGAAGATATGAAAAAGAAAGATCCCGATGTATGGGCTAATTATATTATGAAAAAAATCCAATATAAAAATAATATAGTTATAGATGATTTGCGTTTTCAGAATGAATTGGAATTATTATCAAGTGATTGGATTATCATTCGTATTAATATTACCAATATTGAACAAAGGCGACGATTAAATAATTTATATTCAGATAATGTTGAAGATCACCTTAAATATATAGAAGATATATCTGAAAAAAATAATTTAGATTTTAATAAAAAATATAGAATATTAGATATTGATACAGAAAAAGAGACATATGAGCAAATTAGATTAAAATTATTTTTATTATTAACAAAAAGATAAATAAAATATATAAAATAAATTTTATATATAAAGTTTATTTTATATATAAATATAAAATGAATCTACTAAACTTACAAATTAAGGTTGTTAATACTAATAATGATGATTTATCGCATAGTGATAGATATAATGACCATAGACATTATCATGAAGGTGATAGTGGTATTGATTTATATTGTCCAGATAGGATAATTGTAGAAGCAGGAGAAACAAAATTTATTGATTTAAAAATTCAATGTCAAATGTTAAAACATATACATCCAACTGTTTCTAGTGGTAGTTTTGTAGAAAATTATTTATATCCAAATGGTAGACCTGTATCTTATTATTTATATCCAAGATCTTCTATTACAAAGACACCACTTAGATTGGCAAATTCGGTTGGTATTATTGATGCCGGATATAGAGGTAATATCATTGCGTGTGTAGATAATATCAAAAATGAAGAATATATTATTGAAGCTGGATCACGATTATTTCAGATATGTTCAACTAATTTATCACCAATTAGTATTGAAATTGTTAATAGTTTACCTGTAACGAGTAGAGGAGAAGGTGGATTTGGTTCAACTAATGAACCAGAACCAGAACCAGATAATAATATACATAGTCACGGTCATTATCATGGACATGGACATGGACCAGATAATGGACCAGATAATGGACCAGATAATGGACCAGATAATGGACATGTGCACGGGCACGGGCATGGCCCATATGGTGAATGTTTATAGTTAATATTTAATATTTTTTTTATATTAATAATTATGAATAATAAATATTTAATTGTAGATACACGGGATATAGATGATTATAATAAATTATCGTTTAGTGGATATAAAAAGAATGATGTATTAAATGTATTATTGAAAAGTATAGAAACAAAAAAAATAGAGAATACATGTAATTGGGTAACAGAATGTATATGTTCTGGATATATTGAATTATGTTGGGAGAAAATGTTATTA